GAAAGGATTAAGCAGATATAAACTTACGCCTGTACAAGTTTTCCAATTTTCAAATATTTATGGCTTTTATAAAAAGACAGGGAAACGATTAACTAGGGATGCCCTATTGCTTGTACCGCGCAAATTTTCAAAAACGACATCGGCTGCATCCATATCAATAGAAGATTTATTGTTTGGAGATAATAACGCGCAGGCTTATGTAGCTGCAAACAGTTATGATCAGGCAAAAATATGTTTTGATGTTATTCGAAGCGTTTTAAAAGCGCACGATAAGAGGCTGAGGCACTTTAAGATAAACAGAGAAACAGTAACAAATTTGCGTCCGGGAAGAACGTCATTTGCCCGGTGTTTAGCTTCCGATCCGGATACGCTGGACGGATTGAATGCCAGTACCGTTATCGTAGATGAATATTCACAAGCAGACAGCGCAGCCCTAAAGAATGTACTGACTTCCTCTATGGGGGTACGTGAAAATCCGCTTACTGTCATTATCACAACGGCTTCTGAAAAATTGAATAGCCCGTTTGTTGAGTTACTAAATTCATATAAAGGAATTTTGACTGGAATGCTTGAAAACGATTCCGTTTTTGCACACATATTTGAACCAGATGTGGATGATGCAGAAGATGATCCTGCAACATGGAGAAAGGTACAGCCACATTTGGGAATAACAGTCGAGTTAGACTATTATGAAGAAGAATATAAGAAAGCACTACTAACAAGTGATGGAATGCTGACTTTCAGAACAAAGCTGCTAAATATATTCACACAAAACACAGCTAAGGTTTGGTTCACCCAAGATGAAATATCAGCACTGGCTAAAAATATCAATATAGATAATTTGGATAAACGGTATGAATGCATGGTTGCAGTGGATTTATCCGTTTTCGATGATTTTTCGACTGTCACCTATAATATCTACAATTCTGATACAAGAACATTCCATTCTCATAATGATTTTTACTTGCCAGAAGCAACACTTGAAGTACATCCAAACAAAGAACTATACAAAAAATGGCAAAAGGATGGACATCTGAAAGTTTTGCCGGGCAATGTGATAGACTACAGGCATATTACCAATGACATTCTGAAAAGAAATGAAAGGCTTTTGATTTTGGGGATTGGTTACGACCCCTACAAATCTATTGAATTCGTCAATATTCTTTCTGCTGCCGGGGCTAAGAACGTGATCCAGCCAGTAAAACAAACTTATGGAACATTCACTTCACCTGTAGAATCCTTTGAATTAGCTGCAAAAACAAAAAAAATATCATTCAACCAAAATCCTATCGTTTGGTACTGCTTTGGAAATGCAATGATGGATGAGGATAGGCTGGGGAACAAGAAACCAATCAAACGAAGTGCAAATGAAAAGATTGATGTAACAATAACAAATTTAATGACTTTTCACCTATTTAATAATTATGTAAGATGAACTGGAAATTTTGGAAAAGAGATAAAGAAGAACCCAAACAAAGAGGTTATTTTGATTTGGTAAATGCACCTGATGCAAATGTTACAACATGGGAATTTGAACAACTTGTTTCCGGTGCAAGTCCTACTTTGGCAATGAAAATAGCCACAGTTTACCGATGTGTAGATATACTTTCAAGTACAATTGCATCCCTGCCATTGGAACTTAAAGTAAAAAGGAACGGTGTTTTTGAAGTAAAAGATACTGGGACACTTGCGTATCTACTAACCTGCCAATCAAATGAAAGGCAAACTTCATACGAACTTATTCAAAATGCCATTATCCAAATGGTAATGGATGGCAATGCTTATATTTTACCCAGGTATAAGTTTGGTGAAATAGATAGTTTAGTTTTACTATCACCCCACACTACGACATACGACAAAGAGCAAAACTTATATACCGTCAATGACTTCACCAATGCTGTATTTGATGTGTTTGATGCAGATGAAATAATTCATTTGCGTAACATAACTCTGGATGGTGGTTATACCGGGGTAAGTACAATCACCTATGCAGCCAAATGTTTGAATATATCAGCCAATGCCGATGAAAGAACATCGGATTCTTTCAAACCTGGTAATACAATGAAGGGGTTTATTTCCGGTGATGGCGATGCCGGGGTTCGTGGCTTTGGCGAAATACAAGACAGTCAATTGAAAGCTATAACGGATCGGGTTGAGGCTGAAATAAAC